AATGCCAACGATAATGAGGCATTTGAGGATTACGCACTAGCTGCTTAATTGCTCGGGGTTTTTTGGAAGATTTTGTCCTAGCAACAGAATCAAAATCTTCCACTTTGAAAATGTCATGATAAGGAGATAATTTAAATATGACTACTACGAAGACCCAAGCTACTAAAGTAGTGAATGCCCTTGAAACAGGTGCAGAACTTACTGCAAAGCAGATTAGCGCCCGCTATGGTGTTAAGAATGTTCGCGCAGTGATTAGTCAATTGCGTACAGAAGGATATTCAATCTTTCTGAACAAGCGAGTGAGCTCATACGATGGTGAAACTTATATGAAGTATCGCCTCGGCACCCCACTTCGCTCTGTGGTTGCTGCTGGCACTCAAGTTTTACGCGCTGCGTAACTTGATGGCTCACGGGTGATGCCGTAATACATCCGTGGAGAGTCATGGTTAACTCTCCAATTTTATAATAAGGAAAACAATGGCATTAACAACATCTAAAATTTTTACAAATACGATTGAAAATATCGTAAAGGAAAAACAGATTACTCACATGGAAGCTGTTTTACATTATTGTGAAAAAGAGGGGATTGAACCCCAAACAGTTAAGTCTTTAATTTCAAAAGGTCTTAAAGAAAAAATCGAAGCAAATGCAAGAGACTTGAATTTTCTACCGAGGCAAGCACAACTACCAGTATAATCAAATGATGAACGACAAATTCTTCAACGCAGCAAAAGAAGCGGCGATTCAAGGAACCGGAACAGGTGGGCGAGGTAGAGGAAACTTTAAACTAGGCGCTGTACTTGCACATAAGAACATGCTAGTAAGCACTGGCAACAATAGTTATAAAACACATCCCCTGATGCACAGAAGGACAGAATGGCCTTTTCTTCATGCTGAGCAATTGGCACTTATTAGAAATGGTTTGGATAATTGTGAAGGCAAAGATTTGTATGTCGTTCGTGTTTTGAAAAACCTAGACTTTGCTATTAGTTATCCTTGTGAAGTATGTCAACAGCTAATCATGGATGTTGGTGTTCGTAATGTATATTATATCAATGAAAGAGGTAAGTTTGCAATATGGACCCCATTGACATCTATCTAATGTATTGTGCATTAAAAGCACACTTCAATAGAAAAGATTACGACTTCCTAACTTATAAGGGCAAGAGTCGTGTATCTAGGGATTCATATTGGAAGCGTAAAGACAAAATATTCTTTCTTAAACTTTCCAGAAAATATGACAACTACGATGACATTAAAGATTATTTCGTAGCCAATTTCGTTGCAACACGGAGTGGATATGTTGCTGATTTTACTGATGAGAATTATGAAAATTGGAAAGAGAAGAGAACGAATTTTTACGACATATTCGCTGAAGAAATCCAGCCATTCGTAGAAAATTTTAATCCAATATTTAAAGTAAAGAAATCAGAACATCCACTCTTATTAAAAGAATATCTTGGTAAGAGAGTATCATTAGAAACATTGATTATTCTTGATGAACTTTTAGACTTTACCAAGAGCTGGAATAGGAGTATGTCAGAAGATTATATTTGGTATGATGTCAATAAATTACTACAAAAATACAAAAGGTTCTTGACAATTGATAAGAAACAGTATAGAATACAGTTATTAAATTTGATAGAGGAGTCTGATGATGAATGATAAAGTTGAGTTGGAAGATGTTGCTCGTAAGGAAGCACACATGGAAAATGAAATTGTAGAACTAAGGTCTAGGGTTAAAACTTTAGAATTTGATTGTGCTGAGTTGACAAAACATAATATGGAGTTATTTGAACGTGTTAATAAACTTGCTTCACGGCAACCAGCATGGCCAAAGGGATATCGTCCTACTGGACGTAAAGAATTTCCCCACCCTCGAGCAAATCGAAATACAAAATTTAAAAATTTGCCGGTGTAGCTGAGTGGTGTAGCAAGGCTTTTGTAAAGCTTAGACGGGAGTTCGATTCTTTCTACCGGCACCAGTTATTTTAAAGGAGTAGTTTAGTGAAAGTAGAATTAATAGATTATATGGGTAGTGATTTATCGGTAGTAAATGCTGCCCGTGTTTCTTTTGCAAAATATCATGCAGAATTTGATGAAAAGAATGACACCCAACTCATAAATTATCTCGCAAAACACAATCATTGGAGCCCCTTTGGTCATGCTTCCATGCAGTTTCATATTAAAGCTCCAATGTTTGTTGCAAGACAATTAGTAAAACATCAGGTAGGATTGGTATGGAATGAAGTATCAAGACGATACGTTGATGATGAACCAGAGTTCTATACACCTACAAAATGGCGTCGTGCAGCGGAGAACAAGAAACAAGGTTCTTCTGATGAAACCATTGAATATAGTGTATTACCAGCATATACATTTGCAAAACAATGTTATGAAAATATGTTAGATAAAGGTATTGCACCAGAGATGGCACGTATGGTTCTTCCTCAAGCAATGATGACAGAATGGTATTGGAGTGGTACACTATATGCGTTTGCTCGTGTGTGTAATTTACGATGCAAATCAGATGCACAAAAGGAAACACAAGATGTTGGATGGAAAATTGATGAAATCGCCAAAAAGTTATTTCCAGTTTCATGGAGGGCCATACGAATTTATGAATAATCAACACAGAGCTTTAGTTATAGGTAATGGAGAATCTCGAGCATGGTTTGCTCCCAAGAAATATAAAATATCTGACGATGTAGTCACTTGGGGATGTAACGCAATATATCGTGATGGCCCTGTTGATGCTCTTGTTGCTGTTGATTATGCTATGCAACAGGAGATATATGATTCGGGATATTGTGTAGAGAATGCAGAATGTCCAGAACAGGGAATTTGTTATTTTGCGAATTGGTCTATTGTTCCTGCTGATGTTGCAAATATGTTATTCTCAGAAACATCGTTTTTGGGATTCTCCAGCCCATTTGTTCATAAGAGTAAGAATAGAACTGATCTATGTGTTATATCAGGAAAAAACCCCCAAACTTTACGAGAGAAAATTAAAGAAGCATCTGAATTATGGCCACACCTTGACATGAAAGACCTTAAAATGAAATTGGAAAAGGATGTTGGTGTCTGGATTACTTATGTAGAAGAAAATGATACAGTTAATACTATTGACTATCCTATAGGTTGGTCTGCTGGTAATACGGCATTGTATCTCGCATGTAAATCCGCCAACATTAAAGAGGTTTATGTGTTGGGATTTGACCTTGGTTCATATGATGCTCCTTTGAATAACGTGTATAAGGACACCAAAAATTATCTATCAGCCACAGCAAGAGGTTATAATCAAGAGAATTGGTATAACCAAATGCAAACTGTGTTCAAAGAATTTCCTTCTATTAAATTTTCTTTGGTAGATTCTAAACTGCGTATTATACGTAGTAAAGGGAATGTGTCATACATAACTAAAGATGAGTTATGTGATGCTCTTGAAATTACTGAAATTTAATCAACATAAATAGTAAATGGAACTTGACATTCCATACAAAGCCGTATATAATAATAAAATTAACATACGATAAAATACATCAACATAAGGAGATATATGATGTCATTAGCTCAAATGAAGAAGCAAAACTCTTTGGACAAACTGCTTGGTGCAGCTCAGTCCGAAACACAACCCCAAGAAAAGAAGTCCTATGTGGACGAACGAATTTGGAAGCCAGAACTCGATAAGACGGGTAATGGTTATGCAGTCATTCGTTTTCTACCGGCAGTATCGGGTGAAGATATGCCTTGGGCCAAACTCTGGAATCATGCATTTCAGGGACCAACTGGCCAGTGGTATATTGAGAACTCTCTTACTACTCTTGGACAAAATGATCCTGTGTCAGAAATGAATTCTGCATACTGGAACTCTGGTGTAGAGTCTGATAAGGAAATCGCTCGTCGCCAGAAGCGCAAACTACAGTATTACTCTAACATTTATGTTGTGAGTGATTCTAAGCATCCTGAACGTGAAGGTAAGGTTTTTCTTTATCGTTTTGGTAAGAAGATTTTTGATAAAATCATGGAAGCGATGCAGCCCGTATTTGATGATGAAGAGCCAATTAATCCCTTTGATTTTTGGCAGGGTGCGAATTTCAAGTTGAAGATTCGTAAGGTAGATGGTTATTGGAACTACGATAAGTCGGAGTTTGAAGGATCGTCACCACTATTTGATAATGATGATGAGATTGAGAAAGTGTGGAAGAATCAGTATGCTCTCAAGGAGTTCACTGATACAACTAACTTCAAGTCATATGATGAATTGAAGACTCGTTTGAATATAGTTCTTGCTGGAACTACTACGGTAGGAAATGCAACAACTCTATTGGAAGATGAGTCTGTAGCAGATGTGGTTGTTGATACCAAGGTAGCACCTACTCCCAAGGTATCAGTAGACGATGATGATCAAGAGGAAACTCTAGATTATTTTCAGAAACTTGCTGACGGGTAAAACTGTTAGAGTAAACATTTTAATCCCCTCTGAGAAATTCTCTCAGAGGGGATTTTTTTATGCTGCAACATTAACTGCATTAAGAATTGGACTTGGGTGTGAAAAGGACACTGTAGTATTAGTTGTGTTTGATTGTTTATTGTCTACAACAGTGTTAGATGGCGCATTAACAATAGTAGGTGCGGCTGTTGATGCATCGCTTCTTCGTAATCCTGCTTCCATAATTTGTTGAGTTCTTTGAGCATTTATTATTGCTCCTGATTCGCTGGGCACAAATAATTCGCCTTGTAGAGTATTTTCCCCAACAATATATGGCGTGCCTTTTGTAACTGGGCCGCCAGTTTGTCTTTTAACGAGATTAGAAAAGAAAGAAGATGGCAAAGGAAAACCTTTTGGATCAACTCCCAACCTTCTTAATCCCGTCTCATGAAGTA